TCACCGGCGCCGCCTGCGCTTTCGACCGCTAAAATCGCGCTTACCCAACCGCTTGGCATTTGCCGCTACGTGCTGGCGATATCTACGAATAATCTGGTCTCCCGAGGCGCCAGTCATTGCGCTTGCGCTAGCCTCCAATGCAGCTCCTATTTTTTCGCTGACCATCAGCTGAGCCTCGCGCCGGGCGCGTTTCCCGCCAAGCATCAGCTTCATCATCCGCATCGCCACCACTTGGTTGGCTTCCAGCGCCAACATCATCAATGAGCCGAACATGGGCGACGCTCTCCTTGCTTCGACCTCGAAGCATTCAAATGTTCGTTGAAGGTGCAAACTAATAGGTGGCCAATTTGGCCACTTGGCCTCCGCGCCTCTTAACAAACTGCGGTCCATTGATTTGGATCAAATGATTTGATGCACGCTAGCGAACATTGGCGCGCCGTCCCGCTCGCCTGTCGGTGCGGCCTGAAGCGGCCCCGCTGCTGACCCCACAGCCCGCAGCAGGGCCGTTTTTGTTTCCCGCTCAGCAGTGCTTCGTTACTCGACAACGATATCTCCGCTCTCACTTCACATTTTTCATGCTGGCCGCCACCCGCGCTTCGTGGGTCGCAAGCAGATCGTAGGCTTTGAGCGCGTATGCCTTCGTCTTTTGAGCTGGACGCCTGAGTTCGGCATTTTCAGCCATTTCCCGGTGCCTTTTGGCCTCGGCAGCGAAATCCATGATGCCCCTCAGCTATGAATGCAGGTCTAATTGATCCCGGCGCCTTCCGGTTCCTATTGCTTAGCCGAAGTAGTAAGGTTGCAAGGCCGCCCGGTGTTTACGCACCAGACGGGTCACCTGTTGGAACGAAAGCGGACACCGCACGTAGTTTTCTCGCCCCGGCGCTCCATCCGGGGTAAATCACGGTGAAGGCCTCGCTCATCACCCCCCGGTGCGCGGGGCCTGCTCCAACCACAAGCCCCCCGGCTGATTAGCTTTCACTGATCGGTTTTTTGTGCGGAGTAATTGCGTATGGGCTCACCCTCGATTGTGCCCGAGACCTCGGAGCGCGACATCTACCTTGTCCTTGACGATTTCGGCGAGCTGGGTCGTGCGTGGTGCGAGACCGCGGAGGAAGACACCGAGCGAGCGGTTCTGATGCGGCACTTGATGGAAGGGCAGCCGGCTGGTCGCGCGACGTGACCGAGGAGATCGCCCGTGAGCTATGGCGGCGCTGCGGCAATCAAGACGAGGTGCCGGAATCGCGGCTGGCGTTCCTGCAACACCATGGCCGATAGAGGCTAATAACTCCGCCGCGATCACCACGGTGCTGTAATACCGAGTCGCGTAGTTATCGCAGCCCCGCTGGTCAACCTGAGTGAGTGTCGCGCGATCGGCGCCCCGTGCGATTGCAAATGTTAAGATTCGCGATTCGCTTTTTCCGCACTTAGCTTGGGCTTATGCCCGCAGCACCTTATTTGCCTCGCCTGCCTACAGCCGCCAAGATCGTCCCAAACGGCGACCTCTGGCTTCACGAAGTCAAATACGACGGATATCGCCTGATCGTGGTCCGCGAGGACAGGCGCGTTCGGCTTTTCACCAAAGGCGGCAACGACTGGACAAGCCGATTCCCGTGGATCGTCGAGGCGGCGCTAAAAAACCGTCGCAAGCAATTCGTGATCGACGGCGAGGCGGTAATTCTCGGCGTCGACGGCGTGTCCGATTTCAATGCTCTGCACTCCCGCAAGCATGACGACGAGGTACAGCTCTTTGCTTTTGACTGCCTGGCGCTCGATGGCGAGGACTGCGCGAGCTACCGCTTTCAATGCGCAAGACGAACTTAGACCGCCTGCTCGCGCGCCGGCCGGATGGCATCTTTACCGATACGTTCGAACGCGGCGCCATCGGTCCTGACCTTTTCGGCAAGGCTTGCGAGTTCGGCCTCGAAGGCATCGTCTCCAAGCGATCCGACCGCCCCTACCGCGCCGGCCGATCGAAGGACTGGATCAAGGTGAAGAACAGGACACATCCGGCAATGGACCGGGTAATGGACCAGATCTGAAGCATGCTACCGTCCAGAACACTTGAAAATAGTGTTCTCGCTAACCACACTCGTGGAGTGTGGCTGATGGCGAGTGGGGGACGGAATGGAAACAGCGATCCGGGTTGTAGTCACGTCGATTTTATTGGGTAGCATTTACTGGATTTGGACAGTTCGGATTGACGTCAATGGCACTCTTTCAAAGGTCGTACCCTTCATCTCTCTCAAGAAGGAAGCGCGATTAGATATCGACGTTAGGCAGATAATGGGGGCGCAATTCCGAGGACAACCCTGTCTGCTCTTTTACGTGCTCCGATTCGTGAACACGTCGGGCGAAAACCTCACCCTGAAGGAAATCATGTTGCGGGTAAAAGGACCACTGGGGAAGCACGACGTCGACTCCACGGTGATACCAACCGGGCACGTGGATTTTAGAGGAGAGAAGTGGGAGTCGATCCTTGTGCTCTTCCCCTCGAAAAACACCCAGCTCAGCTTGCGAAATTGGAATAATCTTCGACCGATTTTGAACGAATACAAAGTTCTTTCGCCGGGCCAGGTACAAAGTGGCAGCGCTGCATTCGTCCTAGACGGGATGACAGTTGATGAGTTTAAGCAGATCAAGGCGGTTGAGATCGTAGCCAAAGATTTTGCCGGCAATGAGGTGTCGAAACAGCTCGAACTCGAGCCAGAGTTGCTTAACCAGGCAGAAGAATCCTTCGTGGTGGATCGGGAGTTTGTGGAATCGGGACAGGGGCGGACCCAGAAGTAGTAATTTCAAGATCCTTGGAACGGCTGTCCGAGCTGATTCAGCCTTGCCAAGACAGCACGCTCCGCAGAAGAAAACGGCATCGTCGCCGATCCGACCATAGAGGCCCATCATTACCCCCTAAGCTCGCGCTGCTCCAGCACGCGATCGAAGCGATCGCCCAGCCTGTCGATTGCCTCCGCTAGTCGCCCCTCGACCTCGCGCAGCGTCTCGCGGCTGGTGTACTCATAGGCCACACGCTCGCGATACAGCGCAAAAGCCTGATCGAGCAGCCCGATGCGGTCCTGCGCTGCCTTCGCCTCTTTCTTAGCGTCCTCGGCCGCTTCCCTGGCAGAGACCGCTTTCGTGTCCGCCTTGGTCAGGCGATCGGAATAGCACGTCCAGAAGCCGATGATCGCGCTGATCGCGCCCAATGCGGTAACCAATGCGCCCCAGGTGATGACATCATTCATTTCCGGCCGCCCTTCCCCTTGGTTCGCAACGGTTTGCGCTCATCGTTTCAAGATCCGCGCGACGTTCTCAAAGCCACGCTTGGCGAAGTAAAAGCTGACCACCAGGTTCGCTGTGACCGACGCAAAGCCGGCGAGCGGGTCGGTGGTGCCGAGGCCGAGAACCTTGTCCCAGACCAGGAGCTTCGCGAAGTAGACCGCGACGCAATAGCCGATCAGCTTGTCCGGCTCGTACCAGTGTCCGATCTCGGCCTTGCGGTAGTCTGCATTCAGCTCGAGCTCGCGCTGCTGCACGGCGAGCTCGCGCGCGGCCAGGTCGGCCGCGGTCTTCTCCGCGCTGTTGTCGGACGTCAGCTTGGCCTGATAGGCCTGCACGGCTGCCTTGGCAAAAGGCCCGCCGAGCAGGCTTCCCAGCCAGCTCAGGACCATTGAGAAGATGGCCACGGCATCACCCCTGCGGCGCCGGATGCACGTCGACGACCATCGGCTGGCCGTCGACCTTCTGCGTGATCACCTGCGGCGGATTGGCCGTGGCCTTGCGCAGATAGTCGAACACGAGGCCGATGACGACCATGCCGACGGGCAGCGACCAGGCTGGTAGCTGTTCGGTCAGCGGCGTCCAGTTCTGGCCGGCGATCGAGGGCAGCGCCTGGTCATAGAGACCGACGATGATGCCGGAGACTGGCGTAGCCAAGGCCGTTGTACTGCTCGAGGAGCGTCAGCGTCCCCCCGACCGACCAGTGACGAACCACGGCACGCCTGTGCGCGCCGCCACAGCCACGTAGCGGGCCTTCGCCTTGGCCTCGACCAGGCGCTTCGCGACCAGGTTAAAATCGGGCGCGCGCGTCAGCTTGGCATGCGCCCAGCGGTCCGCGTTCGCCCTGCGGAGTGCAGAGAGATCGGTCATGATGTTTGCCTTTAGGGTGGTAGGAAAGCTCGCGAGCTAAGGCGAGAGGAATGCTCGCAGCGCTCCGGGCGCTGCCCTACCGACGCACAACCGAGTTAGCGGGTCTGACGAAGCCGATCGCCGCTAGACGTTATGCGCGTTGATTTCTCTTGATCTCGGACTGACGCGGTCAGCGCTCGGAAAGCCGAGGTGTCAGCCAGGGCTGCAAGGAACCACGTGGTAAACTCCCGGGCGCCCGCGCGAACCATATGGCGGCCATCGCCGTTCGCGTAAGCGGCCGTCGGCGGAAGAATTGCTTCAAGATGCAGCGCGGCGGCGAGGTCATTGACCCGTTGAGGGCACCATCGCGCGTAAGGAACGTCCGTCAAGATCGGAGACCCGCCGATATCGGCTAGATAGTCACGCGCCAGAGAGAGCTCTGTAGCATCGAGCGGGCACTGGCGCGCAGGCGGTGCGAAGACAAGATCGGTAGGCATGTCGTAGTAGGACCCCGGCGGAAAGAGCCAGTTGCCGGTCTCGACGCTTCGCCAGGTTTGAAAGCGGTTCGCAAACCCGGGAAACCACCATGCCTGCATTTCGTTCGGCAGGATTCCGATCAGGTCCGTCAAGGACCATAACAGCTCGCGTCTCAAAGCTTGCGACCATCCCTTGCGGTCCGGAGTCTTAACGATCTCCAGGGCCGAGCTGCTGCCCGTTGCGGCGTAATCATCCACCCCTGAATGGAAGAAGCTGACGGGCTCGTCATCACAATTGATGACCCACAGCCGCGGATGGAGGTACCATCGCTTGATCACCTCACGGATGAAATCGCCGGACGCGTTACCCGCAGAGGCCATGTTGAAAAGCCTCACACGATACTTGGCGTTGAACTCACGGACCTGGACATCATCAATCGCGTAAAGCCACACGGAATGACCCAGGATGATGATATCGGCCTTGCGCGCCTCCTCGATCGAGCGTCCGAGACCATGGAAATAGACATCTCGGTCTTGGATCTGCGGCCGCGGATAATTGCTGTAGGCCCTGTAAGCACCAAATTGCCCCGAACTCGAAGCATCAGGCAGCAAGTCCTGCGCTCTCCGCTCTGCCATGGCGAGGACCAGCAGCGCCGCAACGGCGATGGCGACCGCAGTCGACATTACAATCGCGATGTATGACCTTAAACCTCCCAAGACCCGCCGCTTTCTGCCCCACAATCATACCGGTGCATGAATCTATAGCGCAATCTCAGCGGTACGCAAGTACAGGTCGCAAGTAAGCTTCAAAGCATCCACTGCGCCACAATTGGTGCGAGCAGTTTCGCAACGACAGACTTGCCGGCATCGTTGAAATGCGTGCCGTCTTGCCGATAGGCATTGTCCAACGTATCCAGATCCGGACCGAGAACGATCCGAGCCTCCGGATCAACGAGCGCTCTTTGAGCCCCCCTTATCGCCGGTGAATTCGTCGGAAGGCCGCCCAAAACACGGGTTTCCAACGGCACGATGACCGGCGCGCGGATGCCCGCGGCCCGAAAGGCAGCGACTGGGCCACGCCGCACATTGGAGATATAGGCTGTCGCCGTCAGCTCCACGTGCTGAGAGTCTTCCTCTCCGTGCAGCCAGATGATGATCCCGACCGAAAGGTTGAGCGCCTTGATCTGCGAAATGATCGTCGTAACTCGACCATAGCAGTCCCCTCCCGGAGCCCACTCGGCCGAGTACGTCGCCGCAACGCTGATCGGGGCCAAAATGAGCTGCCCCCATCGCCTCGTGTCCGCGAGTTCGTCTGCCATCTGGGCAAAGAACGTACTGACCGAACCGGTGACACCAAGGAACGGTTCGGACGCAACGCTGATCGTGCCATCGTTGATGTTCAATTGCTTGAGCACGGAGGTGTTGCGGATCGCATAGAGCGTCGGTCCGAGCGCGTTCGTGCCCTGCGATTGGCCCAAGATGGGGATAACGCGGGTTGGCAGTTGCACAGCGCCCGGCATCACCTCACCTCGAGCAGCGCGCCGTGAACGGCGACGGGCTTGTTGTTGGCCGTGTTGAACTTGAGCACTGCGGTAGTCCCGCTAATCGCGATCGACGTGAATGGGGCCTCCGCGAGCAGGCGTCCCCTCCGGCCACGGCCGACGACCGTGAGCGGCACTGATGTGTAGTGAGCCGCACCATCAAGACTGACCGACGCCGCGAGGTCGGTATTTAGCGTGGGGTACGTATAGAACTGTATTTCGGCGACGCAGAAATCGGTCGATGTCGCTGCAACATCTCAACCCAGACAAATTCCCAGGCTGTGCTCGTATCCGTCGAGACGAGCGACAAAGGCTCCGATTGAGATGCGCTGGCGAAGCCGATCGCCAAGACCGTGCCATCCGATGACGACGAAGGTGCTGTGTGCTTCGCGCGCAAGGCGAACGAAACGACGGAACCACTATCCGCAAAGCCGGACTGGTTTGACGGGAAAATGATCGCCGACGCGATGGTGGTCGCCGATGCGAATTGCTGACCTGCATAGGCGGTAGTCGCCGCCGTTTTGACCGCAGCGCCCGAGTCCGGCACGCTGGTGATGCCATCGAACAGAGATGCAATCCCTCCATTGATGGTGAGATCGCCGATGGCCGCGCCCGCTCCGGTGGCAAGCTTCTGACTGTACTCAACGAGTACACGCGCTTTTGTCGCCGCCGCCGGAAGCGACAGCGGAGCCAGCACTGCTTCCGTATTCGGCACAGTCCCAGGCGGAAAGAGCTGCAATTCAGCGACTGTGAAGTTGCCGCTCGCGCCGGCCACGCTTTCCACCCATAGGTAATTCCAAGCGGTCGCCTGGTCACCGGACGTCAGCGTCGTTGCAACGGTCGACGATTTGCCGACAGTCGCAGTGGCGAGCAACAATCCGTCGGATGACGACGCCGGCGCCGTTTGCTTGGCTCGAAGATTGAGGGTCACGAGCGTGCTTGCCGTGTTGGCGCACTACCCCGATTGGTTCGACGGGTAGAACGTCGCCGCGGCGATCTGCTTCGGCGCACCGGTATAGTCTTTTCCGACATATTGCGTGGTCGCCGTCGCGCTGACCCCCGACGCCGTGTCGTTCTGGTTGGTCGCGCCGTCGAACGCCGCAGCCAAGCCGCCGCCGCTTGTATAGCCACCGATCGCGCTCCCGGCTGCCTGCGGGATCTGAGCCCCGAGCGCCATGGTCGGACTAATCTGACCGTTCATGATGTCGAGCGTGGCCGAGGTCGAGGCGCCGGCACTCATCTCCGCGGACGAAACGAAGCCGAATGCTTCGCCGCTCGGAAAGCGGACCGGCGCGCCGTAAGCCTTTGCTGCCGCCATCGCAGCAAATTCCGAGAGCGCACCGATGTTTTGCCTCGCTTCCGGCGCGCTTGCCAGATCTGATAAATTGTTCGCACTGGACAGATCACCCGAGCCGGGCTGTCCCACGATGTTAAAATTCCAACTCGCGAAGGCCCCTGCTCCGTTGGTCTTGTCGACCGCGATGGTCAGCGTGGTCCCGGCATAGGTTGCGACGCCTTCCATCCACTTGGCGGAATCGCTCGTCGCGCTGGCGCGCACGCGGGCACCGTTCTGATAGGCCAGCCCGGCTTGCGTGGCGAATGCCTTTGCGCCTGTGCCAAGGGCCAGCGACGTCGTCGAGGTACCGCCATAGGACGCGCCCTGCGGCCCTGTGTCACCGATGTCGCCCTTGGCCGCGAGCAGCTGCCAATAGATCGCATCCGGCGGGGCATGCCCGAACGCCGGCGTCGCACTGATCCAAACGTAGGACGAGCCAGACAACGCGACGACATCACCCTCAGAATAGGTCACGGCGTTGTCGTAGACGCCGCGGATCTTGAAGGCCTTGTAAATCCCCTGATAGACCCACCCCCCGCCTGCCTTCAGCCACAGCTTGCCGCTCGAGGCCTGGAAGGCGAACTGGTCGTCGTTGCCGAGCGACGGATCCGGCTCGATCAGTGCCGGCGCCACAAAAATATAGAAGCCGTCCGTGTTCAGCGCGGCCACTAAGGTTGACACGTCGGCCATCGCCTGGCCGCGGCAAAGCGCAGCGGCGATCGCTGCACGATCTTGTAGGATGTACCGGCTGCGACATCCGGATAGGGCCAGGGATCAATAACAAGGTGCCCTGTATCGGTCACATCTTCGATGATGACCGAGTGGCCGGTGATGACGATGTCGTCCCCGGCACGGGCATTGACCCCCGACCAGACTGTGCCGGTGCCGACGATCACAGTCGCGCCATTGGCGACCGCGACCGTTCCGGTCGAGTAGCTCGGAATTGGCAAGAGAACGTCTCCTAGCGCCGGAAATCTGTAAGGTAGGCTTGGCCGCCCACCAGCACGCAGTTCACTCCGTTCGCGAGTATGACGATCGCGAAGGTGTGGACACCGGCGGTCAAGCCCTCGATCGTATGTTCGCAAATGAACGGCGTCTGCAACATCCAGTTGTTATTTCCGATGGGGATCATGGTGAAGGTGAACGTCTTCACGACGCCACCGTCAACCAAGAATTGGATCTGCGGTTGCGGAAGCTGATTTGGATAATTGCCGGTGTTGGACCATTCATCCTCATATCGAACCGTGCAGCGGCCTGACTGAACATCGAACCCGGCACTCATTCGAGTGACATTGCGAGCAAAACTGGCGCCACCGAGATCAACGACCCCGGTATTGGACACCGCACCGTTGATAATGTTCTGCAGCGAAACGCCGCCAACAGCGAGCTGCGCCGTCGAGATCGAACCGGCCTGGATCTTGTCGGCCGTGATCGCGCCCGCCGCGATATTGACAGCCTGGATCGTGCCGGCCTGGATCATCGCGCCGGTGGTGGTGCCGTCGATCAGCATGTCGCCACGGATGCCGATCTTGGGCGAGCCTCCGATGGAGCCGATCGTAAAAATCGGAACCGGCGCGCCACCTGCCACGCCAGGCTTGGCGACCTGGAAAATATCGGCGATCACCGTGAAGGCCGACGCGCCAGGGCCGCCGTTCACCAGCTGATAGCCGGTGACGTAGTGATTGACGTCAAGCGTCAGCGCGTAGGACGCCGCAGCGTAACCATTGAGCGTCGCGATCGCCGTCGCGTTGGTCGTGATGGCGGCGTTGACGTTGCCAAAGCTCGCGGATACCTCGGTCTGATAGGTCGCGAAGGCTTCCTGGTCATCAACGACCACCTGCTGCAGCTCGGCGATCGCGGCCTTCGCGCCGCCGGCTTGCGCCACCAGCTCCGAGCGCAACTCTTTCTTGTCGAGCACATCACGCGCCGCCAGGTTCGAGCTAACGGCCGAGATCTGCTGCGTCACCTGCGAGACCGTGTTCGCGACCTGGTCCTGCAGCGTCGTGACCTGATACCTGATCCCGTCGATCAGAGACTGCAGCGCCACGGCCTGCGGAATGACCTCGATCGTCGGCGCGGTGACGCTGACGGTCGAGTATTGCCCCCTCACGCCTTTCGAATTGACCGCCTGCACCCGCAGGGTCAGCGCGGCCAAGGTGACGACGACGGCAAAACTGTTGCCAATCGCCTGATAGACGTTCTGCCAGGTGACGCCGTTGTCATAGGTGACATCGGCGATGTAGTAGACGACGTCGGCCGCGGGAAACCAGCTCGCCGACAGCCTCGGCTCGGCCGCGCCCTGCCCGAATGATGCATTGAGGCCGACGACCAGTGGCACCTTGTCGTTGGCCGGGAACTGCCCGACCGGTAGCACCGGCGGTATGCCGAGGTCAGTCGCATGAACGCGCTGATCGTCGACGACGAGCGAGAGCGTGCAGAGGTCACCATTCGGGACTCCATTGAGCACGACGCAGAGCTTCGACGACGAGACTCCTGTGCCCAGCTCGAATGACGGATCTTCGCCGCCATCCTCGCGGGCCAGCACGGCCGCGAGCGTCGTCGATTGCGCGCTTTCGGCTGACGCCAAGCTTCCCGCATCGAGCACGGCAATCGACGGATCCGCGCCCTCGCCCGCCAGCACGGGACCGTCCCGTTCGGCCGGCGCAGCCGGATATAGAACGGCCCCGCGTCCCAGACCGGCGCCGGATTGAGGGTCAGGCTATGGCCGGCCGCGGCGACCACAGCGCCGCCATAGCCATAGGCCTCCGGCAGCTCCGATTGCAGCCGCAGCACCGAGCCGAAGGTGATCGCACGCCCTTCGTACTCGGTCTGGATCTGGACGTTCTCGCGGCGATAGATCGACTGCAGGTAATAGAACGCGGCCTCGCGGAGGGCCTGCGCGCGATTGATGATGCCGTCGATGCGCTTGGTCTCGGCATTACCGGCGGTGAACGTCCCACTGTCCGGCGGATACTGCACGGACGCTGGCAGCCAGGTGGTCTCGTCGACATACTCGACCACGACCGCGTCGGGATCTTCATCGCCGAGCATCGTGAACGTCACTTGCGTGGAATCGCGCACGATCTCGCGATCGGTCAGCAACATGGTCGGAACGTCACGCCAATCGTCGCGCACGATCGAGACGGTATCGCCGAGCCAGAAGTGCCGCGCGCGCGCCGCGGTCAGGATCTTGTCGAGCGCGTCTGGCACGGCAACGGCCGTCGTGAAGCAATAATCGAACGTGTCGCCGCGGCTGTCGCAGCCGGCCGCGAAGTTCACCACGGCGTTGAAATCAACCTTGGCGATCGACAGCTGCGAGCCGTACTGGTCGTTGACGACGCCGTCGAGAAACGCCCATCCGTTGTTGCGCGTCGCCTGGGTGACAAAGGCGGAGCCATTCCAGACTGGCAGCTTGCGGGTGCCGAGGACGCCAAATTTGAACGATCCCTGCGTCGACTGCGAGGCCTTGATCCGGATCGCGATGGTCGAGACATCCGGGAAAGAGTTGCTGCCAGCCAGGAACGAGCGCAACCCCGCCCAGATCACGGCATTGCTGCCGTCCTGGCCGGCCAACTCGGCATCCTCGCGGCGGAAGCGCAACGCCCCGGCGCCACGTCGACCTTGACGCTGTCACGGACCGGCGACTGCGAATTGTAGGAGCGCTCGATATAGAACAGCTGCGCGTAGTCGCCGGTTTGCGCACCTGCATCGTCGCACGGCGCATATTCGCAGGTCATGCCGACCGTCGAATAGCCGTAGTTGCCATTGTCCTTGTTGTAGGTGAAGCAACCAGCTGGAAAGACAAAGTCGATCGCGATCGACTTCGCGAGCGTGCCGGCGGGATTGGCGACGAAGCCACCCAGCCAGGCGCCGGGCGAGCGATCGGACTCCCCGAAAGGACCGTCGCCGCGTCCAAAGCTGCCGCCGCTGGTACCGGAGCCGGACGGCAGCTGCTGACCCGTGACCTCGCTCGACTGATCGACATTGACCGGAAAAAGCGCGACGGTCTGGCCCGGCTCATAGAAGGCGATCTGGCAGTCAAAGCCAGGCTCGATCCCGGTACTCGCATGCCACAACAGCGTGTCGTCGACATAGAGCGCCTCGTAATCCATGCTGCCCATCGTCACCGAGAGCAGCACGTTCTCATACTGATCATTGCCGATGAACTCGCCCCAAGGCGTCGCCGCGAAATCAGGGAAGCGCTTCAGCCGGCCATACCAGACCGGCAGCGGCTGGCCGAGCCGTGCCGTGTTGCCCTGCGCCGCGACACTGTAAATCTGATCCTGCGTCGAGGTCGGCGTATTGGTCGCACCCTGCTTCGGCGCTGTCAGCGCATTGATCAGCAGCGCGCCACCAAGGCCGATCGTCGCGCCAAGCGCGGCCGCACCGAAGGTGCCGGCGCCGAACGCGGAGCCAAGCAGCGCTGCAGCGCCGCCGCCGGTCACGAAGGTGGCGAACGCCGCGACGGCCACAAGCGCGACCAGGCCGATCACCTGCTTAGCGCCGCCCTGCCCGTTGCCGCCGAGCGGATAGGACATGAAGCGCAGCTGCTCGCCGGGACGAATACGGCGCCGCCGCCAATCCTTGCGCAGCACCGCCTCGCCGTCGATCTCGCAAATGGTCGGCAGGCCCTTGCGGAATTGCCAGCCATACTGCCGATCGAGCGCCGCCCAGCCGGTGCGGCGCAGGAAGCCGGCGATCGTCTCGCGCGGCCGCGGCGCCTGGCGCGCGACCTCGAGCCCTGGCATCACCAGGTGCACGACCTCGCGGCGCTCGCGCGCAGGCCTCTGCCGCCGCGCGCGCGGCCGTGCCGGCGCCGCCGGGATCTCCGAAGGTTTTCGCGATGATCTTGCCATCACTCGTTCGGCTCGAAAAAGGTCAACCGCTTCCAGCCCATCTGGCGCAGCGACAGCGGCGCCTCACAGGCGACGCCCCTCGTGCTGTTGCAATGAATGATGCGCTGCTCTGGCTGCAGCCAGACGCCGATGTGCGCGGGAAACTTGAGGTGCGCCATCAGCACCAGCGCGCCGTCAGAGGCCGTGACGAGCCCACCCGGCCCCTCCGGCACCTCGTGCCAGCGGCCGCGCTCCTCATGCCGTCCGAACTCCTCGAGCACCCAGCGGCGCGAGAAGCCGTCCGGCACGGCTACGGATGGCAATACGCGGCTATATAGCTCGCGTTGCACATCGCAGGCGAAATCCCAGCAGTTGTGGGATTGCCAGGCCCAGGGCTCGCCGATCAGAAGGCCAAGGAACTTCGCACGCCGCTCTGCAGCCATATTTCCCGCTCTACGATTAGACGTCCAAATCTCGTTGGAGTTTCGACCGCATGGAAAACGACAAGAAATGCGAGCGATGCGGCACCAGGTTAAAGGTGGCGACGGTTCTCTCAACCGGCGTCCGCTTCTTGGAATGCCAAGCCTGCGATCGCTTCGAGTTGGATGAGCCGCTCAGGGCAACAAGCTCGGGAACTGCTGATAAGTGTAGTTCTTGGTGATGCGCGGGAAGCGCTTGTTCTGCAGGTTCTTCACCACCACGGTGCCGGTCAGCGTGGTCCCGGTCATCTGCACGCTGGTCAGCTCGAATTGCACGGGGCCATAGGCGGGCTCGGCAGATCGCTGCCGAGATATTCTCGATAGAGCACGTCGATATAAGCCCGCACGCCGAGCGCGGCGCGGATCTGCGGCACCAGCTCGCGCGCGACATTGTCGATCCAGATCTTGCAGGATGGCGGCTGCCCTTCGCGCTGCTCAGGATAATCGGCTCTGAACGGACACGCGATGAAGGTGACTATGCTGCCGCCATCGCGCGGCGCACCGGCCTCGATTCCGAACGTCATGTCATCGCCGACATTGGCGACGACGCGCGCAGCCTGCGCGAAGGACGGATGCCATACCTCCAGCGTTTGATAAATCCGCGCGCTCGGCGGACAGGAGGCGTAGGCCTCGAGGAGCGCTTCGGAATGAGTGGGCATGAGTTCTCCCGGTGAGGCCAACGGGGCCCGCCCCGGGGGTGGCAACGCGAGAGCCGGCCCATCGCCAAACGCGCGCGCAGACGATGGGCCGTCCCGGGTGGATGGCAGGAAGCCGGAGTCAAGCTATCCAGCCACAGACCGATAGTTCAAACAGTAGGCCGGGGGGTCGTTCCTGACGGTTCCCGCTAAGACCAGGGCTCGCCGAGCAATGGGCGAAGGAAGTCAACGCGCAACCGAGCAACCATTTGGCGGCTCGACGGTTTTAGTTCGGTCATGCAAAGCGTTACGGCTAACTACCATGCAAGAAGAAACGAAGAAATGCCCGCGATGCCGCGGCAACTTAGAGGTGGCGACGGTGCTCTCAAGCGGCACCCGAATTTGGCGATGCACGAGCTGCGACCGCATTGAATGGGAACCGCCACCTTAAGGCAACAGGCTCGGGAACTGCTGATAAGTGTAGTTCTTGGTGAGACGCGGAAACCGCTTGTTCTGCAGGTTCTTCACCACCACGGTGCCGGTCAGCGTGGGGCCCGACATCTGCACGCTCGTCAGTTCGAATTGCACCGGGCCATAGGCCGGCTCGGTCAGGTCGCTGCCGAGATACTCCCGATAAAGCACGTCGATATAGGCCCGCACGCCGAGCGCGGCGCGGATCTGCGGCACCAATTCGCGCGCTACATTGTCGATCGAGATCTTGCAGGAGGGCGGCTGCCCCTCGCGCTGCTCCGGATAGTCGGCCGTGAACAGGCATGCGATGAAGGTCACCATTGCACCGCCATCCCGCGGCGCACCGGCCTCGATTCCGAACGTCATGTCATCGCCGACATTGGCGACGACGCGCGCAGCCTGCGCGAACGACGGATGCCAGACCTCGAGCGTGTTATAGATGCGCGAGCTCGGCGGACAGGAGGCATAAGCCTCGAGGAGCGCTTCATTGTGGGTTGGCAT